TAAGAATGCACAAATTCAATTTCAAGGCAAGATACAAGATGCTGTGAAAGATACGCAGTGGCTAAGTATATTTGCAGCTACAAACGGAGATGAAGATCAGGTCAATCAACATATGCTTCCTTCTCCATTTGATGAAGAATCCTACACGGGTCAAATCGTTATTCTTGCATCGGAATCAGATGAACAAGATGAATACGATACAAATATTTCATCCTATGTAAATTTGAAGTCAGATCATTATGAAAATATATATCAGGAATGGACTTTCTCAAATGAGGAAGTTGAAGATGAGATTATAGATATTGATGAAGATGCTGAGCTTGTTGTAGATGACGATGCAGAAGAAGAGGAAGAAGAACCTGTACGTGAAATTATACACGTTGTTCGGCCTATTCAAACACATTCTAAAAATGTATTTATTGAGTGTGCGATTCGTGACAAAGTTACAGAGAATTTTAAAGAGTTTCTAGATGAAACCGCATGCAAACATTTAGAAGAAGCTATTCTGCATGTGGTATGTGAACAAGCAATTAAGGAAAACATTGAACTAGATTGGAACAATCGTGTATTTTGGAATATGTATAGAAGTCGCGCAATTTCCTTTTATGAATATTGTACACGCGTAAACACTTCGGTTGGATATGACCAGAACTGGCTTGAAAAAGTGAAAAACAATGAAGTAACATTTCGTCAATTTGCAGAGATGAGTGCTGTAGATTTGTGCCCATCTCGTTGGAAAGATTCGATTGAGAAAATTATTGAGTCGGAAAAGAAGCTGTATTCAAAGAACGAAAGTGCTGCGATCTTTATGTGGTGTTCGGGATGCAAGAAGAAAACAAAGTGCGATTATTACCAAATGCAAACTCGTTCTGCAGACGAACCTATGACGACGTTTGTAACGTGTCTCGAGTGTGATCGTCGTTGGAAGTTTTAGCTGGATGATAGCCTTGTTCTGGTAAATCAAGAATAGGCGTTTCCATTTCACGAGAATGAACAACAATAGGATCTAAACCATTTGTAATTTCTGGCTTTTTCACACTTGGAGTTGTCTCTCCAAACTTTGCTTTGAATTCGTTAATAATTTTATCTGGAATTTGAGGACTTGTTTCCTGCAAACGATCACATTGATCGCGTACGATTTTGAGCATATCTTTAGGAGTCATACGTTCATTTCTAGGCAGTGCTAGTTCAATAAGAATAAAACGATATACTTTTCCATACGTTATAGATGCAATACGATGAGCTTCGGATCGTTTTGCCCATGCGAAAAAGCTACCGATTGTATTTAAGGTTGCAACGCCTAAACTTACGCATCCAATCACTGTACTTGCAGCTTGCGAACCATTAAATAAGGATTGAGATCCTATAGATGCGGAACCTGCAAGAGTTGACATAATAATCACGGGAAGCATTAAGTTGGTATTTAATCGCGTATACCATTTTTCAGATTTGGAATGTAACCATTGAAAACAGAGAGAACGTTCACCTTCATCCGATAAAATTCGTTCCAGCTGTGAGTTCCAGGTAATATCGTGCATGGCCTCATCCATTTATAATTTACATGCGTTTAATAATGGCATGGGTATATGATACACCATTAACTCCGCAAGAAAAGGTTGTTCAGCGGAAATTATTACGAACGCCCGAGTTTAGTAAAGCAATACTTAAGATTTTAAGTTTAATTGTTTTTATACGAAATCATAAATTCAGAAGTGCATCGCATTTACACAACTCTGTTTTCTTGGATACGAAACGCAAGCATCATTTTTTCACGATAGAACAGGCAAATGAAATTTTTCATACAAAAGGTGGTGGCGAATATCCTATGCTTCAACGATTAATTGAAGATACTGGTAATTTTCTAAAAAATAACGATCCAACACCTATTTCATGGTTTGTAGCATCTACGTTAGGAGTCATTAAAAAGCCATCTGAATTTGTGAAAAGTGAAGTGGGTGAAGGGCCGTATGAACTGGCAAGTGGAGTGATTCATGGACTTGTTGAAACAGGTGTATCAGGTGTAAATGGAGTAGCTGCAGATGCAGCAGGACCTGTTGGAATTGCAGCAGTCGCATTGTTCACAGGAATCGCAGCAGCAATAGGTGCAATCATAGCTGCTGTAGAAGGAGATCAGGCACAAGCCGCTGTTCATGCGATTAACTTTATTCCAGGCATTGGTCCTGCAATTGTCAAAGCACTGAATAAAGTTGAACATTTATCGTTTAAAATAGGTGAACATCGTGATCAAATAGCCAATATACCACTTATAGGAGAAACACTATTAAGTTTAGGCCCACCGAGACCCGAACTAGTACCAACAGCTGGAAAGAGGTTTTCAACTATGAAACGCAAACATTTTAAATGGAAGATGACACGCAAAAGATCCGTGACACACTAAAAAATTGGGTTTCTTTGGATGATGAGGAGCGTCAACTACGTAATCAAATAAAAGAAATCAAGAACAAAAAGGCACAAAATTCTCAAGCTATTTTGGAGTTTATGAGAGATAACCAAGTGGATAATTTTGCTCTAGAAGGTTCTGGAGTTGGAAATATTTCTCGGAGTGTTCGTACATCTCGTCCACCACTCAAGCGTAATCTAATTCGTACACAGCTTCTTTTGCAGTTTGCAGATCAGCCTCAACGAGTCGCAGAAGTTTTGAGAGCGATTGAAGGTATTCCTGAAGGAGCAGAAGATATGTCTGTGGGTGGAACACAACGTGAACTTTTAGTCCGTAGACTTCCTCGTGAGAAGAAGAGTGTTGGAATTATCATGTAAGTCTTTTCAAAGCTTCTTTTGCCGCAAATTGTTCTGCTTGTTTTTTTGTAATAGCTGTCCCAATTCCTAAATGTATTCCATTATTATCTACTGCAGCCATTGTATATATGTTTGCAGCAGACGATAGCATAACGTATTTCGGTGTATGATGAAATTTACTTTGATACATTTTTTGCAACTGTTCTTTATAATTTTGATTGTTCATCAAAAGTTTTGGAATGATGATGTGTGTCTCAATTAAAGATATGATAAAACTTGATGTGATTTTATAGTCGTTTTGTGTATCTGTCCATAATGCACCTATAAACGCTTCTAAAATATCTCCTAGTTTCTTTACATTCGTTCTACCATTGCAAACATCTTCATTGTGTTTTGAAATAATATAGAAACGGTCTAATCCTATTTTTAAACTTAAGGATCCCAACATATCATTGCAAACAATATCTTTTTTCAAATCAGTAAGGAATCCTTCATGTTCGTTTGGAAATCGTTTAAGAAGATATGTAGATACAGTTGCTCCCAAAATAGAATCTCCTAGATGTTCGAGAGTTTCATACGATGTATCAAATAAATCCAAGCAATTAGAAGGTTTCTCAGCTAATTGTGTTACCTCTCCTAATGGATTCAAATATTCGGTTCGCTTCACATAAGACGAATGTACCATAGCTGTTTGAAACAGGTAAGGGTTACGAAGTATATAATTACAATTATGTTTCTTAAGGATCGCTTGAATATCCGTACTGGTAAACAAGCGATTCTTATAATTAAACGGATTATAGATTAACGGAACATTCATCTTCTCTTGTTACGATACGTTCGCTTACGTTTAAAAGTCCGTTTTTTGCTTTTTCTGAAACCACCCATATTTCTTGGATTTTGTATTGCGACAGCATATCTTGCTAGATCTATAAGATTACCTTCATTTCTTTCAACAACAGGTTCATTTATAAATGCAACAATTGGATCTATTCTTGCAATAATTCGGTTATAAAATGCATCTCCTATTATTCTACCTGTAGAATCTTGTATATCCCGATGATTTAAAATATGTTTTTGTATAAGACTTGAACCCGATAATCTGAAGTTTGTATCTATTAGTCGGTCAATATATGTTGTTATCGCATCATCATCTGTTACGAGAAGATGGTTATTTTCGTTTGAATATGTCATAAAAAGCGTATCACTTTTAACTGCATTACAGTACGTATGTGCCCATCCATATTCTAATAACATTATATAGGGTATTTCTTCCGAAATATATGTACCACGACTCACATCATTATGATGTACGGATGCATTATACAAAGATAAAAAGTAATGTGCTTGTGCTACAGGTAGAATATGTTCACACACAGGTTTAAGTGCTTCTCTAGTTTCATTAGAAAGAAATTCTAAACCACATATCCAACACTCTTTTGGTTGACCGATTATAGCAGTGCATTGGGTTGTTGGATTCGTGATTTCAATAATGTTACGAACTTTGTTTCCGCGTGATCTGGATAACCAATCGTTTACCATACCATCTCCAAATAAACTTCTAGTTAAAACACTTAATCGTGCTAAAGGATTAAAAAATCCTTGAGGACTACTTCCTGTAATACGTTTATTTAATGTATTACGATATTCCAAGTATTTTTGAGTAGGTTTTGGAGTTCTTGGACTTTTTCTTCGAATATCTTTATCTAAAATGGTTATTAACTCATTCGCTGCATTTTGAGTTTCCTCATCTATATGTTCCATTACTTTACTCTTCAGGAATAATTCGTGCAAATTCATAATCCTTACCCACAAGCATCTTCTTGCGTTGTTCAACAATATAATTGAAACATCCTGTATCTGTAGGTTCCATCGCAGAAGAAAAGTAACCTTTCAAAAGATTCTCAAGTTCCTTTTTTGAAAGACTCCATGCTTTTGAGTACGTATCAGGACGCTGAATCTTAATACATGATCCATCATCATCAATCTTTACTTTATCCACCATTGCAAACTGTGGAAGCTTGATAAGATCCGCCATCTCCATTTCTACAATTCGTCGTGATTCACGTTTATCATATACTTGTTTATTCAAAATACGAATCTCATCATCTACATCGCGATACTGCTTGACACACCGCTTCAAATCACGTATTGCTTCGCTTGTCATTTTATTTACAAAAGTCAAGTAGGCAAAGAACATAATCCGTTTTCAAGATAATGGATGGAGATGAAATTGAAAATCTTCGAAAGGTTTATAATGAAGAACATCCTTCTGAAAAGCCTATTCAAAAAGGAACTATGATGGTTGTATGGAATGAAATACGAGCTAGATTGCATAAAAAATGTGCAGAAGGTACTGTGGAATGTATTGTAACACATATGCTTAAAAAACAAAAAGCTCCAGAAGAATGGACAAAAAATCCCGAAGAATGGCTTTCATCAATAGATATTGATAATGTTGAAAAAGAGTTTATGCATGTGTTTAGCAAATACAAGTATTTAGGTGCGATTCCAATAGATTTTGATAAAACAACTGAAACGGGAAAGTGTATTGTTAGTTCATTATGTTCTTTGAAAATCAAGGATTTGTATGACAAAGGATACACGAAAATTGGTATTGTATTTAACACAGATATAAGTACAGGTCCAGGGCAACATTGGATCGCATTGATTGCAGATCTAGATCCAAAATATGAGAATGCACGTATAACTTATTTTGATTCATATTCAAAAACACCTGAAAAAGAAATACAGCGTCTTATGTTTCGTTGGAAAGAGCAGTGGGATGCTACAAAAATACATGGGAAATCTACAGAATTAAGTTATAACAAAACACGTCATCAATATCAAGATTCGGAATGTGGAATGTATTGTCTATACTTTCATTGGTGCTGTCTTACAGGAATCCCGATGGAAAAACGAGTACCTGATGAAGTTGTGAGAAGTTTTAGAGGCGTGCTATATAGTATTGGTAAGAAGTAATGGATTGGATACAAGAAAATATTCCACCGTATGCCCAGTATGGAATACTTGCCGTGATCATATGTGTGATCGCATACGCTTTATGGATTTCTCTAACTCCTGATGCCTGGAAATCAATTGCAAAAGCAAAGCCTATATTTGCAACATATGCAAAAGTTACAAAATTAGCTCCCTTAGGTTGTCCTCAACCGAAAGAATACCGTCTAGCCGATTTTTATGCTGCGTCTTCATCGTATTCTATATTTCCAGGTGCTGCTGTCTATGACTATATAAGTGACTCTGTTCTTCCGTTAGCGATAAAAGCAGGAGTACGTTTAGTAGAACTAGACATTTATTCTGATGTTAACGACAAACCTGTTGTTGGATTAAAAAATCAAAAGTTAGGAGTTGATTACGCATACAATACAGTTTCATTTGAGGCGTGTTGTGTATCCATTATTAATAATGCATTCAACAGTATTAATTCACCCGTGTCTTCTGATCCATTTATATTGAGTTTGGTCTTTCATACCGATAAAACAAATACAATTAATGCAGCTGCAGAGATATTGAAAACAACATGTAGATCACATATGTTAGATCCTGAATATAGTTATTCACGTAAGAATCTTGCCATAGAACCAATTTGCAATCTTCAGAGCAAGTTAATTATTGTATCGGGAGGT